TTCAAATCGTGCGTTTGGTTTGCCGTGATGATCATTTTTGATAAGTTTCGTGCGTTAGATCCCCTCCGGCACGGGCGGGGCGACAAACTGCACCGCATCGGCCTCGTCGTTTGTCGTGGCGGCGAGGATCAAAGCCTTGCACCGCAAATATTCATTTCGGCAGGCGGCAATGTAGTTCTTGATGGCCTCGCACCTAGCGGGTTCGTAGATGCCAAGGGCGGCGTTTTGCTGTGTAACCGAATCTAACCCAGCTTCATTTAGTTGTTTTGTTATGAAGTACCTTAAATAAGAAATCCTCTCATCCTTTGCTTGATCTAGTGTTCTATCGTCAATAACAACAGGATCAGCACCAGTTTTGCTATAAAAAATAGTTTTACTCATGCCACAATAAGCCCAATCATAAAAATTTTTGAAGTTGCGTTATTTCCAGCAGAAGCGTCTGTTGAAATTAAAATTCCATTATTTGATGGATTTGAAGAGCCAATTCCATTGATTATTAATGGCATTCCGCTATTTCCATCAGAAGTGTTCCCAGAGTTATTATAGCTTATGAAACCTACGCCTCCCCTGAATTGAGAAAAGTGTCCTGTTCTAATTCCAAATAAATTAGTATTTATTGCAGTTGCAAATTCAGATGTCGCAACAAATGTTGCAAGCGAGGTATTGTTTGAAATTCTTGAGCCACATATTCCAACCCAATATGTTCCAGCTTTAGCATTATAATTAGAATCAAAATTAGTAATAACATTTGATGTTGATGGAATTGATGCGACATCAGCTAATTTATTCTGTGGCAACATGGTTTCTGGATCAGAATCATAAAGAGCGGCTCCAACAAAATCTCTTGCCGTTATTGTTCCAGATGCGGAACCAGTTCCAGATGGAACACTAAAAGTAAATGTGTCGGCTGTCGGAACCGAAAGAATTACCTTTGTTCCGTTATAAACAGATGGGGATGCTCCAGAAATTAAAACTCTTGATCCAGACGCAAATCCGTGTGCTGTTGATGTGGCTGTGGCTGTTCCACCAGACTCGGTTATAGAGGTTAGTGTTTTCGATGTTGCCGTATTTGCCGTATATGCTATTGAAATTCCAGAAAATGTAAGGTCTCTGTTTATATTGTATCTATAAAAAAATATGGCTCTATCGCCGAAGTTAAATACATTTGTTGAGTCAAATCTTGATGCCGATACTGGAAGAATTGCGGTTGATCCAGAGCCACTGTAATAGCCCGAATTAGCAAATGCGTTTTTAGCATTTTTTGATGAATATGGGCCAGCTTGTTCCACGCTCGCCCCGCCGCCGAAGAAGGGCATGGCTAGCGGCCCTCCGGGCCGCGAAGAGAAGATAGGAGATAGGAGATAGAAGATAGGGATGCTGGCAGTGCCCCTATCTCCCATCTGCTATCTGCTATCTGCTTTTGCATCTTCATGCGCTCAGGATAAAATACTTCTTGTCCGCACCGGAGCAGATCACATTGACGGCATCGGTAGGGACGTAGCCCGATTCAAACACGATCCCGCCGCCGTTCTTGGTGATGAGCATATTGTCGGTGGTGGCTGTCGCCCCGAAATTAAAATACATATCGGTGTCTGAAATGTTCTGGATGAGCAGGTATCGGCGGCTGGAATTGGAGGCGAGGGCCTGTTTGCTGGTGTTGGCGGTGGCGGTGTCTCCCGTGGTGCGGGTGACTGCCCCGTTCTTGGGCTCCACCCGCAGGGCCGTGGTGTTGGCCCCCGTGTTGGCCAAAGTGACCTGAAGGGGATTGCCCGACCCCACAGCTGTCCCGCCCTGATAGCTTTCTGCCTGAGTCCTCAGATTGGTGGCCGTGGACTGAACCACGGTGGCGTTGAGATTGGCGGCGGTGGCTTGGGCTACCGTCACCGTGCCGCTAACGGGCTGGGTGGCTGGGAAATTGGAAACAGATACGGAGCCATCGACTGTTACAGATCCTCCGTTGTCAGTTATGGCAACGGGCTGGTTGATCGTAACGCCATTGGCCAGATCCGCCCGAATGTCATCCACATCTGCCTTGATCAGGGCAATGTCGGCCTGTTGGGTGGAGGCTAACGCCTCCAGCCCGTCAACATTGAGGTTGATCGAGTCGGCGTTTAGTTCAACTTCCCCGATTGAATTATAGATTTCTTTGATGCTAGGCATAAATTATCTCCAAGCCTTACAACTCCAGTACGAAGCTGAGAACGGGTCTTTCCTTTCGGAGCAGTTATGACGAGCCATGAAGCTCGCCTTTCTGGATGGGATGTTCTTCTTAATGCTCATCTTTGGATCTCCAAACCTGACGATCCGCTCATCGCCTCCCTTGCAGGCCTTGACCACAAACTTCTTCGGGCCATCGGGAGTCCTTTGCGGATTGTTACAGGACATCTTGGATTTATCTACCATCCCCAAATCTCCTTAACTCTGGACTTGGAATACTTCCGGCTCTTGAGAGTCCCTTTCTCCTCGGCTGTCCGGTAGAAGCGTTTGGCTCCCTCCTCGGATGAGTCAGGATTGGCGGCGGCTCTGGGGATGTAAGGGGCGGATGGAAGGCGTTTAAGGCCTTTCAATCCGTCCCTCTGATCCACAGAGACAAGCTCTTGGACGATCTCCCCGTTGCGATTTTCGTATAGATAGATCGGCATGGGGAGAACGGCCTGCTTAGGCCTCCTCGGAGTCGTATTCCTCGGCCATCTTGCGGACGGACTCCTCGCTCACATCCTCTTTTTCGGAGGGCATGAACTCGGCTTCCTCAACCTCAATCTTGGCCATTTCGCCTTCGATGGAGACAAGTCTTCCCTTCATCTCCACCATGTCGCCCTGAGCCGCCCCTTCGGGAAGCTCGGACACGGGTATCTCCAAGGATAAGCCGGAGGCTTTCGCCTCTGGCTCGGAAGGGGAACCCTGAACTTCTTCAGGGCTCCCCTTCGTTGCCTTGGGAGCCATCATAATGATGAGTCCCTTGTCCATTCGATTTAGGCGAAGCGGGACTTCGACTTGATCACAACGGCACGTTTGCTGTTCAGCAACTTGGCCGCATAGAACGCCTTGTAACCAGCCGAGATGGTCTGGTTCAGGATGTCGCTCTTGTCGGCTCCGGTGTGGACGTACATCTTCGGGGAGAAGGGGCTGTCGCCAGCGATCTTCACCACGCCGAAGGCGTTTGCGCCCAGCACCACCGTTGAATAGATGGAGCCAGCCGAATCATACGTTCCGGCAGTCGTGCCTTCGATGAATGGGTTATGATGCTCCAGAATCCGCACCCCGTAGAACGAGCCCAACTCCCCTTTGTACAGGGAGCCGACCTTGCTCTCAGGATTGCGATAAACGGTATTCAGGAAGTCGGTGTCCCGAAGCAGGTCACGGGAGACCTGCGGGGGAACCAACGCCGTGAACTGGCCGTTCAGCGGATTGGCCTTGTTCGCCTTGAGGGCGGTAACGGCATCCAACAGATCCTCGGCATCGAGATAGGCGGAAGCCGCCGCAGTCGAGCTAAGGGTGGCGAAGGACGCAATGCCTTGGCCATAGCGTTTGTCGGTTGCGTTGCCAGCAACGTCCGTTCCGGTGACAAGCTGATCACGGGACAGGTCATCGGCCTTGAGGGCCGCTTCCTCTCCGAGAGTCGCAGTCGCTTCCTTCAGCACATCGACCAAGCTGGTCTGGCTGAGGATATCGCTGATCTTGACGGCTTCGCCGTATTGGGTCAGCGACACGGAAACGCTGTTCAGACCAACCTCACGGAAGGTGTTGATGGGCGTTCCCTCGGTCAGGGATTGCACGTTGGAACTGGCCGGAACGGTGTCGAACTGGAAGAACTTAATAGAGGCGGAGCCAATGTTCTTGGGCAGGTCAACCTGTTGGGCGAGTTCGTTTAGTTTGAGGGTGTTTTTGATGCGATCAACCAACTGCTTGCTCAGAAAAGCCTGATAGTAGCTTCCCAGAGTGGCGGGGTTGGAGCGGGACATAAGTGCCATAGAATTATTCTCCTACGAGAACCCCAAACCTGTCGGCATCGCTGGCGTTCCTGCGAAGGAACTCCTCCTGCTCCTGATAGCTCATTTCCTCAAAGCTCTTTCGCTTTGCGGGGGCTTGGCTACCAGATGCGGACAGCGATGTTTTTTTCCGAAGATCGGTGTTCTCTTTTTTCAGGGATTCGACTTCCTTACGCAATGCTTCCGAAGCCTCTGCGGCCTGTTGCATCTTGGCGATCTGGGTTGCATAGATGAACCCGTTGGGCGTGGAGTTGATGAGGGTTTTAAGCTCCTCGTCCTCGCTCCGCAGAATGGAAACCACCCGCTTACCCAAGTCAGATTGCTCGTCCTTGAGGTCTGGGTTTTCCGAGATCATGCGGTTGACGCTGGAAGACCAGCGTTCATTGAACTCCCGCTTGGTTCTCTCCGCCCTTTCCGCATTCTGCTTCTGCCTCTGCTCCAAAAGATCGGCCTGCTGACGGGCGGCTTTGGCTAGGTCATCCCTGCCTTCCTCCTCCCAGCTACGGGCGAACTTGCGAAGCTCCTCCGGCTTGGCCGGAGCGGTTGGATCGGAAGCCTTCTCGGCCTCCTCCTTCATCTTCTGAAGCTCGGCCTGCAAAGCCCTGACTTGAGCCTTTTCGGCATCCAGCTTCTTCCAGCTTTCGGCCAGCCTCGCCTCTTCCTTGGCCCTCTTGGAATCCTTTTTAGAATCCTCAGCCTTGGGCTCCTCCTTTTCGGAGGCCTCGGAGGCATTGCGCTTGTCGTCTTTTTCCTGAATCGTTTCGGCTTTGGGGGCGGATTCATCCGAATCCTTGTTCTCCACCTCGGCCTTTTCGGGTTGTTTGGAATCATCCTTGGTCGGCTGGTCAGGCGTTGGGCCAGCTTCGGGATTCGCCTTGGCGGAAGGCTTGTAGGGGATGCCATCGGCTTGCGCCGCAAGCTCCCTGATCATGTCTTCCGTCACTTCAACTTCTGGAGAGGCTTGTGGCTCCACAGCCGCCGCCTCTTTGATTGATTCACTCATAATTGGTTTGTCAGGTATCCTTCCTGCTCTGGTTTAGGGCCGTAGTGATTCAAGAAGTTCGGCAACGGCCCCAGCCTCCGAACCCTCGGTTTGATCCTCAATTTCGGTGTTTGTGAGGTACTCAAGGATCACAAGTGCCTCACGAAATCCGACTGCCTTTCCGGCCTCCAAGCGGCCTCCCCCTGCGAATACTGCCTGCGTGTCTTTTCTGGTGGCGCAGTTTTGCAGAGCGAGAAGAAGCCTCTTGCCGGAGGGCGTTGAAAAGAACTGCTTGGCCGCACCCTGATCCTCTGGAGCCCAGATGGATTCGACATGGCCTAGCTCTCTAAAGAGCCGTATGACTAATTTAAGTTTGGTCAACATATATTAGTTAGGCTTATTAGACGGGTTCCGCAAGAGGCACAGATTGGGTGGTGGTGGTTCCGCTTCCAGCGGGAGGCTGAGGCTGATTCTGCATCTGGCCTTGGGCCTGAGCCTGCATGGCCTGAGCCTGTTGCTTCAACATGGCTCGAATCTGCCTCTCGGCGTTCTTGTCGGTTTGACCGAGGGCTTGAAGGTGTTGCTCCAAGTGCTGACCATAAAGTTGCTGGGACTGGGGAGAACCGCCTCCCATCTGGGAAAGCATCTGCACCCGCTGAAGGAGAACTTGGAGATGGGCCTTGTGATCATCGGAGGGCCGGACTTGGGCGGGGAATCCAGATTCAATGATCAGATTCTCGGAAGCCTGATCCTCCGCCTGATCCATTGCTTTCTGGTTTGGATCACGCAGGAGCTTGTTGATCAGGGTCGGGTCATCAATCTCCAGAACGGATCGAACCAAGGCTGGCTGATCCACGAAAGGATTGTTGGCAAAGCCCTGAAGACGGGCGAAGGCTTTCTGGTACTGGACGGCCTTGTTGATGCCATCGGCGGAGCCGGAAGGATGAATTGCATAGGCCTGTTCCAAGGCTTCCGGCGGAACTTCCCCGAATGTCTCCTGAAAGGAATAGCTCAGGTTCTTTTTGCCAAACTGGCAAAGAACGGAGTAGGCCTGACGGAAAACATAACCAAGGGAGATGCGGAAGATGCGAGCCCGAAGATCGGTGCTTTGGCCCATGAGGGCTCCGATCTGGGAAACCTCCGTGGCAGTACGGGCATTCTTGGTATTGCCCTGCTGGGCCAAGCCGAAGTCCGGCATGGAGGTGAGATATTCCGAGATCATACGCTGATTGATCATCTCCTGATCAAAGCTGATCGGGGGCTGGGGCATGGTGACGGGCTGAACGCCAACCGGAAGGATTGTGGCGGGGCCGAACTTCAAGTTGTTCGTGTTGGGGATATCCTGCTCACAGCGGAACAAAGGCCGATTATACAAAGTCATCGCATCGGCTTTTTCGTTCATCAGCTTGCACATATACGCCTCAAACGGAGCCACGATCTCGCAAATGCCTCGGCTGGAATAAACGCCCTTGTCCTTGATCTCCATGACAAACGGGACAAAGGGCAACTGGCCGTGGGTGTAGGGAAGCTCAAACGTGGGGCGGATATCCTCGTTGGGGGCAACCGGACTGAACGTATGCACGAAAATCTTTCCGTCCTCGGTGCGCTCATAGACTTCCCAGACAATGATCTGGTTGTCCTCGCTTCCAACGGTGATGCCCTCACGGCGGAGCTTGGTATCCTCAATGGCGGAAAACTTCGTTCCCTCGTTAATCCGCCCCTTGATGCGGCTGATAAATTCCTCGTCCTGATTATAGAGCTTGTTGCTCTTATATTGATTCAGGCTCATCGGAATCACATGGCACAGGCGGTCACAGGATTTGATATCACGGGTGTAATACGGAACGATGGCATAGACTGGATCAACCGAATCAAACCGGAGTCCCTTGGCATCCTCGTCCCAAGAAATCTTCAAAAGATTGAGGCCGCTCATCAGCATTGCGTCAATCGTGGTCAGGATCTCCGTTTCAAAATTGGAGTTCTGTTTGATCTGATAATCAAAGAATCTGGAAACGGCCTGCGTGACTCCCTCGTTCTGGCCCTTGACTGGGATGAACGTGGCAATCACCTCATTGGAAAAAACCTGCTGATAATAAAAAGGCTTGAGCTTCCCGATGATGGAATCAGCCAGCGGATAATGCAGGTCGGCCTGCCAAGGCAGTTTCTTTTTCCGGCGAAGGCCGTTATGGCGCATCTCATACCAAATCCTCTGCCGTTCCTCCCAGCCAGTTCTGGCCCGAAGATCATCCAATAAGGACGAATAAAGCTCTTCCCGATCCTTCATTTCTTTAGCTGGTACTCCAGATCATTGACCGTGTTGAGGGCTTCCCAAGCCCAGCGTTTGACGGAAGGGTTAGAATCCTTGACTTCCTTGTATTCGGGAATGCTCATCAGTCTTTCCACATTCCCGTCAGTTCTTGGAACCGGAATCGTTGTCGTGGCGCATCCACCAAGGCTGAGGAGCGAGATCGGTATTGATAGCTTCCCGATTTCTTTCCCAATCCGAACGAGCCCTGTTAATCTCACGTTGCTTCTGGTCGGGGATCAAACCAAGGAGCCTCGCTATAATCTGCAATATGGCGGACAGAATGCCCACTTAGTCGATCTTGAGGCCCACGCCCTTGAGAAAGTTGACGATCTTTTCCACCACCACGTTGTCCGTGTTGGTCGGGGTTAATTTCACAATGATGCGGGCCGCAAGGACAACTCCGCCCACAGCCGCCACCACTTCCGTCCAGTTTTGAGTCAGCCAATTCCAGATTTGCATTTATGTTTTTAACCTCCGCAGTCGAAGCCGGATATCGAGGAAGCCTCTCCAGAAGATTCCTGAATCTCGCTCAACCAATCCAAGCCCGTACTGCCGGAGTCAAAGCTGGCAAGCCCCAAATCATTTCTGACGCAACACACCCCGCAAACCGCATCCCCACGATCCGGCGAAGTCACCCCCCTGCGCTTCATCTCATCCTTGGACTCCAGCCCCATCTTTCCGGCTGACGTGATCTTGGCCTTGCGGGAACAAAGCTGGGCATCCAGCAACTCATCACTTGGGAGTATCAGTTCAGCCCTCTCAATCTGCCTTGCCGTCTCCCACCAGATTTCAGAACCCCGATTGACATAGCGATCCGAGTGAGGCCTGCCCCCAAAGTTCAGCCTTTTGACAGGCCAGCCCATTTCCCTCATCCGGTCATTCATTGGCTTACCCAGCCCCCCATCATCAGCCCAGACATCAGAAGGCTTCAGGTTGGCCTTCTTTAGCTCATAAATGGCCCTAGAAACGCTTTTCATCGTATCCGAGTCCTTCCACCCTATCACGGCTTCTAACACGTTACCACGCCTAATGGCGATCACGCTCTCGTCACCGCCTCCGGCCCAGTCGATGAAAGCTACCGGAAGGCCTTCCTCTTTCTTGGGGGGATTCTCTCGGCAGAACCTTAGCTTGGAATGGGTGAAGGGGGAGATCCCATCGTCCTCTCCCATGAACTCGCTGAATATCATGCTTCTGATAAAGGGGTTATCTCGGCCCTCCTTCTTGATCTGCATATCAATCCAGTCTTTCGGGATATGGGGGCAGTCATAGGCAGTCACAGAGTATTGTTTCCAGAACTCCCTCTTGCTTAGGAAGCATTGGGCAAATTCCCCGTCCATGCCTCCGGTACTGCTCATGGCCAGCCAGCTAAAGGGCTGACAGCGTTCAGCGGCCCTCCAGATGTCGTGGGGGATGGACTTGGCTTCATCAAAGATCATCAGGAGCCTGTCGTTGTGCCAGCCCTCAAACCTATTGGGTTCGTCAGTAGAGAAACCGATGGCCTTAGATCCGTTGGGGGCGGTCAGGTCAGTAGCGTTGAGAGTCCAGCCAACCAGCCTGTCCCGCCATCCGGCGAGCCTCTGCCAAAGCTGTTCCTTGACCTGACGATAGACCCCTGCCGTGGTGACGACTTGGCTCTTGGGATAGACGGCGCACCACCAAAGAACCAGAGGGGCCGCTAGGCAGGAGGTTTTGCCTGAGCCGTTGGCGGCTTTGAGTGCGACTCGGTTTCCGAGGGCCACGTCCAAGAAGACCTTCGCCTGCCAAGGATGGAGGTCGATGCCAAGCATTTTGGAGAAGCCCAGCGGCGTTGCTAAGAGTTGGTCTGGAGTGGGGTTTTTGGGAAGCTGGTCGGGAGTGGCGAGAGGCATGAGGCGTTGTTAAGGGTTGGATTTTTCTAAATTTTTATTCGGACTGATTTTTATAATTTTTTCTGAAAGGGGGGCTTATATTTAGGGTGTGGGTGGGGTGGGGGGTATGCCGGTAGGGTCTGGCTTGGGATACTTTCTCGGCCTTCCTCTCTTTCTCTTAACGACTTGCAAACTTTCAAAAGAGGCTTCCTTCTGTTCTGGCTGGCTAATCTCCTCTGAAGAAATGGGGATCGGTTCTGGTTTAGGTGGTTCCAATAATTCAGTTGAATTATGGACTAACAGAGACGGACTAGGGTTAGTGTTGGTGTTCTGTTCGATGGCTGGACTAACTTCAACGACTTCCGCTTGCTTCATCTCCCCGCCGAGCATCCCGCTCCATCCCTGCATCAGCTTCCCTAGGGCATCATTCCCAAGGGCTAGGACATTCAGAGTAGAGCCTGCCTTGCCTTGATCAGTATAAGCAGGGGCGAACTCTTGCTTAGCTCGCCTCTCAAGAAGCCACTGAGACGGCTTTTCTGACATCTTGGAATGTCTCTCGATGTTCCCAACATGATTCTGAACGAACTTTCCGTGAGCTTCCTCAAGCATCTCCCCCATCTCTGGATGTTCCGCCAGCCATCCCTTCGCCGTACCAAAAGGAATCCCACAAAGCGGGGAAGCATACCGCAAGGGAATCCCCCTTAGAACATGCTTACAAATCTCCCTCACCTTTTTGATCGAATACTTGGACTTCCTTCCCGCCTCTCCCTTTGCCTCTTCTCTAATTGTTTCTGGGCTGAGATTCACCAAGGAATCCCCTTAACTCCATCCCTTATCTTTGCAATCATCTAAAAAGCCTTGACACCTACTTTTCTGGAGGGTACTTACTGCGTAAGGCTTTTTTCTTTTTGTGAATTTTCTTTTTTGGGTTGGTAAGTCTCGTCAGTCCGTCAAAGCCTAGATTATTCAAAGCAATCGAGGGACAAGGGACAGCCAGCCAGTCAAAGCCCGACCCCCGACCAAGCCTTTCCCTAATCCATTCCCCTTTTTTATTCTTTCTTAATTTGAGAAAGCCCGTCAGTCTTTCCCAAGCCTTTTCCCCTCTCAAATCTCTTTTCTTTCATTAAGAATATCTAATAAGCACGAACTGAGTTTCTAATATCGTTCCAGTTGCTATTGACCCTGCTAGTTACATATGGTAACAACAAAACATGAACAAGAACCCAAGTAAGTTTATTAATGACGAACTCGGAAGACTGGCCTTCAAGCCTAGTCGGGAATGGATTCTCTCCCTTAATGTCGGAAGCCTTGCCCCCGATTGCTTCAACCGCCTTCGGGAAGTTAAGGAAATCTCTTTCCGAGGAGAGGACTCCCAAGGCAAAGCTTTTGCTGGGGTTTTCCTTGCTTGGGGAGACAACTCCACCATGTCCAATTCCTACAAGGAAGGCGAAGTAGTCCGAGGTTTGGGGCTTTCTCAGATTCTTTCCTCGGCTGAATGCGATCAACTAGAAGCAAGGCTCCCCCTCATGGATTCCTTGCCCTGCAACATCTAATAAGCAAACATGATTACCCTTCTTCAATCCTTCGCCCAGAGCCTCCCCCAAGGCTCCGACCTTTTCATTCCCCTAGTGCCGATCCTCTCGGCCTTGGGCTGGATGTTCCACGGCCTCTTCGTCTCGGAAAACTAACCAAAAGGAGAACCCAACCAATGAACACGACCCAAAAGATAGTAAACATCGGGATAGTTGACATCGGAAGCCCCAAGGGGGCGGAACTATTCTGTAAAATTGAACTAACTGAAGGCAGGCTCTCAATATCGGGAGTTGAGGGGCCGACCCAAAGCGGGAACTGCCGAGGAAGTTGCGGTCAGATTAATATGCACCCTTGGAAAATTAAAACTTACCGGAAAGGCTGGACTCCCAACCTAGTGAGAAAGTTTCGGGATGTCTGGAAGCGTTGGCATCTTAACGACATGAAGGCCGGAAGCCCCAAGCAACAGGAAGCCATTGAAGAATGGCAAGCCCAAGGCAATAAATACGAATATAAGGCGGTTTGCCAAATGCTTGAGGAGAGAGGCCTCCTTGTGGATGAATCATTCATTCACGAAGGCAAGCCCTACAAATACGGAACCGCTTGGCTTAAGGAGGAGCTTCCCGATTCAGTTGCCTCCTTCTTGGCCAGCCTTCCAGATGCAGAGAAGAAACCCGCTTGGGTGTGATGTGTCTAATAAGACCATAAAAGCCCATATAAGCCAAATTAAACAGTTTAATTGCTAACCCAGAAAGGAACCCAGACCCATGACAACAAGAGAAGCAATCAGAGAGACGGCCTCCTTCTTCATCGAGAAGGGGGAGAACCCAAGCGAAACAGACATACGCCTAACCCTTAACGACCTAGTGACAGACCACGACTACGCCCAAAGCTGGGCGGTGGCTCAAGTTAAGGCGAGGCTTCGCAAGGTTGCGGAGGCGGTGCGATGACCAAATTCTCCCACCCAACCCCGCCCGACTTCACCTTGTCTTCGGGGCTAGTCATCACCCACTACAAGGAACAAACCCCAAACGGAATCAGACTGAGGGCGGAACCCTTGGAAACTATCCGCCGTCTTTCAGTCGATGAGCGAGCCGACTACACCGCCCAGCTGGTCAACTGGATGAACCGGAACGGATACCTGCTTGAACGGATAAGGAGGATGGGAAAAGAGGAGGCTTGTCTCGTATGACCCCCGCCTCCTTCACCCTCCTAGCCGATAGCGGAGAGGCCTTTGGCTCCTTCCCTTCCTATCAATCCGCCCATCGCTGGCTCGTTAGGAATGGCTTGGAGTTTGAGCCTTTGCGGGTCGTAAGTCTAACAAGCCTTAGTAGCGGAGGGTGGACGATCCGCCCTAACCCCCTTCGGGAATTGGAGAGGCGAAGCCTTGCCTATTCCCACTAACAAAAAGAAAGGAACCCAATGAACAGAAAGCAGAGAGTAATCATCGTGGTAAGCGGAGGCGTTGCCGAAACTTACCATGCAACCAAAGGCGTTGAGGTTTGCATTGTGGATTTTGATAACGCCAAGGATAGGGAAGAGCCGGAGAACGCAGACGGAAGATATGCGGACAAGGCGGAGAAATGGATGGGCCTCGCCAAAAAAGGCCTTCCCCTTGCCGAATGCGATGCGAAGTCTGGATATGAGGGGTGGTATTCTGTATGAGTCCCCAATCCCTCCTAAAATCCATCCGGCAATCAATCGAAGAGGAGAGTGTTAGTTGGGGCGAGCTTGCCCAGCTTCAAGCCCTAGCCCAATCCCATCCCCGCTTGTTTCGGGATGATCCCCGCCTTGCGGAATGGGCGGGAATGGACGAGGCGGAATGGAGGAAGTTATGAAGCCCAAAGCCGGAGAGCAAATCAATCCAGATAAAATCCAGATAGTCTGGACTACGGAGGATGTCCTCCAAGTCCGCCCAGACTTGAACAAACGCCAAGCCCGTGAGGTGCTGGCCAAGGTGAAGGAAAACCACGATGCCCAAATTGGGGTTTGCTGGGAGGTTATAGCCGTCACGGCAAATCTCCTCTTCCCCAAGGCGGATAGAAAGGAGAAAAAGAAATGAAGAACACAATCGAACATGACGCATTAACAAACATGGCTAGGGGATTAAACCTAACCATCCATCAGTATCACGAAAGCGATAGGAGAAAAAAAACACGCAGATACTTCGCCCAAAGGGGGATGGAAACGATAAGCCCCACCCTTGATTACATCACCTTAAACCACTTCCTTCTGGGGTGGAGGAAAGGATTAGGCAAATGAACTCAATCCAAACCATCTATAACCGATTCCTCGACCTCTACTGCATAGCACAGGGGAACGATGAATCCGATCCGGCACAAAGCGGAGAGACAAAAGCGGAGATTATGGAGGCCGTCAGCAAGATAATTGATGACCTAACCCAAGTCCCAGAGGATGCGGAGAGGGAGCTATTGAGGCGGAGTCGTCTCGGTAAAACCAAGGAGGAAAGCAAATGAAAATAGGCAAAAGAATTAAAATGAGGCACGAACTAAGCAAGAGGGACAAAGACTACAAAGATGAGGGCATCCCGTATGGTCTGTGGTATTCTAGTTACGACACCCTAGAGCCAGAGGGAAAAGGTCTTTATCTTTATGATGAAGATTTGATGGGTGCTTATTCAGTTTATGGCGACCCGCACGAAGACGATCATGCCTTTACTTTAATAAGATTAAAGAAAGGGCAATTCGTTTATGTGATGGGGGTAGATATAGAGGAGCTTGAATAATGTCCCCCGAATCCCTCTCCCTCTTGGACTCAGCCCTAAGAATCATCAACCCAATCTTCATCCTCGGCCTCTTCATCGGGGCTTGGATGAGCTTTAGAAACTAGCTAATAAAGGAGAACCCAATATGAAATCAGCATCCACTCGTGTCCTTAACTACTACGAAAACAAAGGCCATGACATCAGCCGGAGAGACATCCGAACCACCAGAAACCCAAGGCTGGCCATCTATGACGGCAAGGAATACTGGGTAGGAAAGCGGAAGCCATCCAAGAGGGCTGAGAAGAACGGCCCCTATGGAATGTCTCCCCGAATGCTGGAAGTATTTGAAGATGGCAACTGCCTTTGGAGGGTGTTATGAATAAAGAACAGGCCAAACTAAAGAAGTTTGCGGCGATTCTCGAAAAATCATTTGATCCGCTGGACTTCCTCTTCCATGAGGCATCCACGGATGACTTTAGACATATAAGGGTTAGCGTGGATGGATCATCTTATGACTGCTTCCACGCCCCAGCCGTAAGAAAGAAACTCAAACAGATAAGAGAGAGAATAAGATCAGCCGTAGCACAACTGAACAAGGCCTATGCCTTGGTCAATGCGAACAAAGACAAGGACGGATGCTATCTATGAACAACGCCTTCCAAATCACAACCGCATATAGGATAGAACAACTTGAAAAGAGGCTGGCCTCCTTGGAGGCGAGTATATCTCTTTTGGGACAAAGGGTAACAAGCATGGACAAGATAGCGGACAGGCTGGTGAAACAGGAGCCAGTCAATCTTAAGGCGGAGAGGCCGAAGATTGAGATAGCCCCCGACCTAATCAGCCGGAGCCGGAAGAAGAACAATGTGGCGGAGAGGTGGGGAATCTGGCGGGGCTTGTCCTTGGCTGGCTATTCCACAAAGGAGATTGCCGAGGCCTTCAACTGCGATGATGGCTCGGTTCATCATGCCATGAAAAAGGGCTTTAAGTCCGGCTGGATTGCGAGGGCGGAGAGCCGTAGGATGGTGGCATGAAGGGGAAAGGCTGGTGGATTGCTGGCGGGATTGTTCTCCTTTGGCTCTCCCCTGTCTTCTGGGGAGTTGGTTCCTTCTTATATAAGAAGCATCAGAAAGCCGACTATGACAGGAGAGCCGAGGCCTTCAGGGTGAAGGTAGCGGAAAGACTAAGGGTAACTATCACGGACGAGGACAGGGCTAGGTGGAAGGAGCGGGAGAGGCTTGAGAAGATTGCGGAGGAGGCGGAGAGGGACAGGAAGCGGAATGAATATCTGGCCAGCCCAGTCCAGCCTCCCATGAGGCCAAGTAATTTTCTCCTTGAGGATGAGGAGGACAAGCCAAAGACCAAGACCGTCTATGTCTATACCCGCCCTGATCCTTATTATGAGCCGATGCAACAACAACCCGACCTAACGGGCGTTTATTGGACTCAGCCGCTCAAGGCTGGGCAAGGAGCTTGGCAGAATGTCCAGATCAACTATGTCAGTGGGCCTTACTGACTAAACCCCAATCGAGAACTTCTTCTTCGCCGCCGAGTTGTCCACCAGATTCGGGTAAGGCCGTCCGGCATCCTTGGCCCTAGCCTTGGCGAAGGCCTTGGCCTTGGGGGATAGCGGAGAGGATTTCTTCTTAGGGTTGGGCTTGTCCCAGAATGCTTTTTCCATTCCAAGTCCTGTAATGCCGGAGCCTTATCTGGTAAAGAGGATCGTCTCTCCTTCCGGCCCAGTCGATAGGCGGGGGATATAGCCTGAAGCGGAGAGCCAGCCCTCGATCTCGACCATATTGGGATGCCCCCGCCATAGCTCAACGGAGAGGATGAGAGGCCTGCTCTTCATCTTGGAAAGGACGGCCCATTCCTGTCCCTCATTATCCAGCACCATGCAATCAATCTTCCCGTCATCGAGCAGGTCAAACGTAACAACATCCACCAGCACCTCGTTCTCAGGACTCGGAGTGGGAGCCCAAGTTCCCTTAAGGTGGGAAGATCCTCCATTGAGGCGGAGAGGCAACTTACCCACCTCGTTCCCAATGGCCACCTGCTTGATGTCGGCCTTGGGCATTCGCTCCTTGGCCCGTAGGTATAGCTCTGGGTTTGGCTCAACCAAGAGAAGGCGTTCCGCCAGTCCGTTCTCATACACGGATGGAGCCGCCGAAATGGAGAGAGGCCCGACTCCACATTCGCAGAATGTCCGGCATCGCAGTCCCGTTTCCTTGAGGAGCCAGCCAATGTCGAAGTGCCACCGGATCTGCCTTAAATCTTCCAGCCTCATGCCAGCCTGTTCTTCTTGTTGGCCTTGATCTTCTTCATGTCCTTCGATCCCTTGCGCTTGTTGATGTAGGCCTCCCATTGCTCCCTCGCATCCTCGGCCTCATCGACATCCTTGTATGGGCCAAAGCCAATCCTCGGAGGCTCGCCCCCCATGATGAAGCGAGGGCCGATGGGATTATCCCACTCAGTCCTGATCTCTAGCCCTTTTAGGACAAGCCTCATTTATTATGGAAAGGCTGGAACTCGCCTATGGGAATCTGGATGAGGGCTTCCTGATCGTAGCTGTCCCTCATGTTCATCTGGCTCCGGCCCCCGAAGGTTTTACCGAACTTCTGTCCACGCCAAAGCAAGTAGCCCTGTCCGTTAGTCCAACGCACCACAAGGAAGAAGGGGGCTTTGAACCTATCAGCAGTTTGCGTTAGGTATTTCCACTTGGTTGCCGAGAAGAAGAGAGTGTCGTGCTTCTCCTTCTCGCAGGAGCGAATCCGCATCTCCGCAATCCCATACTGCCCAATCGGAGTCAGCACCCAGTAGTCAAACAGGCAGGCCTTGGGAGCAATGTCCAACGCAAAGCCCAACGCTCGCCCGAAGTCATCAGCCAACTGAGCGTTCTTTTCCCTGTCCGCCTGTGTCTCGTACATCTGACGCATATTCATATTCCCCTGTCAAAAGATTCAGGTTGAATCCGTGAGCCGTAAGGATGTCATAAAGCAAAGTGTTGAACCTGATCTCACGCATTCCTGTAAGACCAGTCTTGAGAGGGACAAGGCTTAGTTCCCCGATCTCTGAAAGCGTTCTGGCCTTGCTTAGATTCATCGGCCCATACTCCGTCATCACGATCTCATCCATTCCGAACTCCGTAGAACCGAGCCAGCCCAAGTCTATGCTCATTTAGCCTCCCTGATAAACTCTTTGAACTTCTGATGGTCGCCATCGAACTGAAGATCGACTGAGCCAAGGAATCCGTTGCGGTTCTTTGCGATCCTCAACTTACGAGTATCATCTTCCTTTTTTGTGAGCAGGATCGCTACGTCCACGTCCTGTTCGATGTCGCCGGATTCCCGAAGGTGATGCAGGCCAGCCTCCCCATCCCCGACTGAATCCCGATTCAACTGACAGACCGCTATCACCGGAATGCTTAGTTCTTTGGCCAAGGCCTTTAGTCCGTGGGATACAATGGCCACCTCCCGATACCTGTCCTTCTCCCTTGTGTCTGGACTGACCTTGCCAAGCAGATCCACGATCAGAAGTTCCATCCCGATCCGCTTCTTCCACCTTCTTGCCCTAGCCCTGAGTTCGGAAAGCCTGATCCGAGGCGGATCATCCACGAAGAACGGCAGGCCTTCGAGCTTGCCTCTGGCCTCGGCAAGGTTGGCCTTGTCAAAGTCATTCATGGCCGAGCCATCCCGCATCTTCCACATCGGAGGCCCACCCAGATGAGACATCGCCCGATGTCCCAGTTCCCTTGCACTCATCTCCAACTCCACCATCACCACGCAATGCCCCTTCTCATCCCATTGCTTCGTCTCCTTGTCCCACCTATTCCTGACGGCATGGAGGGCGAACTGCAAAGCCAAGGCCGTCTTTCCTTCTCCGGTTCTGGCCGCAAGGCCAATCAGTTGCCCCGCCTGCCAGCCCCCACAGGTCTTGTCCAACTTATCCAAGCCGCTTGGTATGCCTGCATACACGCATCCCCGATCTATCGCCGCCTTCACCCCCTCCAAGGCCTTGTCCGCACACTCCGCTATGGTCAAAGCCTGAGATGGTGAATCAGTCTCAACCTCCCGCATGGCCGTTTCTAGTCCGGTGGCAATCTCTATGGAGGGTTCCCCGTGTTCGAGCTTGTGTTTGGCTTCCTCGATCGCCCTTGTGATGGAGCGGATTCTGGATAGTTCCTTCAGCTTCTCTATGTGCCGATCTATCTGGGAGGCCGTGGATGGGGTGGTTCCGGTGACATCTATGATGATGTTCCTCGTCACGGAATCAGCGCAGGTGGCAAGAAGGGAGGCCGTGTCGATGGGGCGACCTGATTCAATCTCCGAGGCTAGGTGGGTATAGAGCTTCTGGGTTTCAGGAAGAAAGAAATCGGAAGCCTTTAACTCATCCAAGATCCGGCCCTTGTCGGCCCAGTCGTGGACGAGGGCAGAGAGGATGGCCTTTTCAATCGGCCCCCAAGTGGAGGAGGAGAAGGAGGCGAGGCTCAATTTTCAAACTCCCTGCAAAACCTTTCGGCTTTTTCACTTAAATCCGAGGCGATCATTCCATTGACCTGATACTCAACACACCAATCCCTGACAGCCTCTCCGCAGGCCTCATTCCAGAACTTGCAAAGAATCCAAAGCTCCGTGTCTGAGAAATCTTTCTTCATGCCGTCTCCTCCGTAATCACGGAATCAAACACCCGCTCCCTCTCGGCTTCCCACCAGCGGGAGGCCAGCTTGAGGCTTGGCTTGTTCCAGTCCGGCCCGTTGAAGGACGGGTCTTTGAAGAGGATTCGGTTTCCGGCCTGCACCGAAAGCCTGTTGCCCGCTCTCAGGAAGTGGGAGGCCTTGGTCTGGTCGGGGGCTTCGCTCCAGCCATCCCCGATGAACTCAATCGTGAAGAGGTATTCAGCCTCGATCCACTTGCCCCCGATGTAGGCCTTGGCCAAGAGGGCTTGCAGGTATTCAAACTCCCCAACCGAGAACTCATCCCCAAAGCAGTCCCAAAGCTGGGCCTGTTCGAGCTTCCAAGGTTCCGGCGTTGGCTCAAACGCAAAGGCATGAAGCGGAAGATGGCGATAGACCGCCCCGCTCTTGAGGTGGACGCTGATCGTGAAGGCCCGTCCCGCATGGGCATGGAGGCCGAACCAAGCACAAGGTTCCCAGCCCGTCCGATCCGAGATGAAGGACTCATCCACGAATCCGTAGATGTGGTGGGGAATGGGGGCGAAGCGGGTGTGGGTCATTCAGTCCTTCCCCCAGATCAGATCCAGAATGATGAATCCGATGGTCACGATCAGGATGAGATAGATAAGTTCGTCAGGGTTTATTGGGTGCATATCTGGATTGCCTTTCTGGTGATTCGATCCACGGGGATTCCCGCCAAGACATTGCAATATCCGCTCCTCCGGCATGGGCCTCCGGCAGGCCAAGCTTCTCCCCCGTGGCCGTGATGATTGCAGGGAGAGCAGTCGCCTCTTGCCTGAATCCAGTAGTTCTTCGGGCTTCCTTCCGTCTTCCTGATCCCGTAGTCAAACGATCCGTAGAGGCCGATGGTCGGGACATTCAGCGCACATCCGAAGTGGATGAAGGATGAGTCTGGTGCGATCAGGCAATCGCAGAGGGATAACATGGCAATGCTGTCCTCCATATCCCAATCCTCCGAAGACCCATTCAGGATCAATTCATTGGGCCTTTCCACGATGATGCTCTTGGGCTCCCCAAACAGAACAACCTCGATACCCTTCATCACCAACTGATCCACCACGGAACTGATCTGCGGATAGGAACGAATCGGAGAAGAGGCCTTTACCTGAATCCCAACCCTGTGCTTCGCCTTCCTTGGATATCTGATCTTCATGTCCCCAACCAAGTTCGGGTTGTTCTCGTAATGGAGCTTTAAGGGAAGATCCCTGAATCCGGCGGCATTCCCGAAGGCATGGACTCCGTGGGCCTCGAACTCGTTCTCAATCACATCGGTTAGATTCAGGACGGAATCCCGCTCCATGATCGTCTTCATGTCGGCTGGATAAGGAAGCCAGTCCACATAGGAGGGGAGGGCAAACTTGCTCCGGCTCCCGCAACACACCTCAAGATGAGCCTCCGGCCACCGCTCGTTCATTGCCTTCAGAAGCGGGGTGAGCATGAGGATGTCCCCGATCCCTCCGGCTCTCAGGATGGTGAGGGTCTTTAGGTTGTAGTCTTCGTTAGGATAGTAAGGAGGAAGCTGAATGGGTTCGACTGAGGCCTGCCCATCAATCCTATATAAAAGTCCGGCAACCCCCCTTGGTTCCAGAATGTATCTGTTGCCAGCCTCTAGCGTGATCTCGCCCCACTTAGTCTGCTTTTCCGGTAGGACGGCTCTCATCGGATTAACCAGTTCAAAATCCAGATGGCTCCAAATACCAAAGCCACGCTTAGGGCAGGCAGGAGAATATAGACGATGCAAAGACTGGCGATGACCTCAAGCCCCCACATCGTTCAACTCCTTGGGCAGTTGTCCGGCCTTCACCCTTGCCCGAATTGTCATAGCGGCCATCAGGTTCCAGCAGGCCGCACCCAGATGGTTCTCGTCCTTCTTGCCCTGCATATAGGAAAACGCATGACGAAGGGCTGAGTCCATGATTCGGGAGATCGGCTGGCCTAGCTCCCAGTTCCTATCCCCGTAGAGCTTTGCCCCGCTTTCAAAATGCAGGGCTAGCTCGTGGATGGCTTCAGGAGGAAGCAGGTCGTACCTACCCTTGCCCTCCCTCTTGTCCCTGACTGATCCGGTGGAGAACTTGTCCATCTTAAAACTCCCTGTTGGCCTTCCTTGCCCATTCGGGCCGAGGCTCGATCTTCATGTTCAGTACCCACTCCAAGGCATCCATGTAGCCGAGGTCGAACTCCTCCGTCATGGCCGATTGGTTGTCGGCCTTCTCCCATCGGACTTGCCAATATTTCTCACGAATCGAATCTTCACTTCTCATTCTTCTTTTCCTCCTGATGCTTTTTGTGCCAAACCGTGATCTCTTTCAGAATGGCGTGGGCTGATTCGATCTGTTGCCGGACATCCTTGCATCCGTGGTTCTCTGCGTGATTCAATGTACGGCAGAGTTCCTTCAGCCTCTTGGACGCATCCCTCAAAATATCGTCCATCCAATCCAACCTCTTCGTGATATACCTCATGGAACTTTCTCAATTTGTTTGATCTCCAGTTTTTTCGCCTTCGCCCAAGCAACCATGTGTCTTGTGATGGATTGCTTGATGGAGGGCGTGATTAACACGCTTCGTATGGTCTGATCTTGTTTCTTGTTTTTCTTCATAAACACGCCGGATACCCACTTCATCAGCGATGAGAGCTTCGAGCCGAGCCCCCTTGCTTTGTTGCCATCCACGCAGTAGTAGGACGGCTTGGCAGTCCAAGAGTTGCCGGAGATCCGCTCGAAGATATAAACTTCTCGGCAGGTTTTCGTACTCGTTGACAGCGAGCCGAGCGGGATTGCGGATATCAGACCACCCCGCCTTGCGTAATTTGTCCTCTGCATTGTTAAATGCCTCCATGTTTAGGTTTGGAAGTCCGGTCATTGGGCCGCTTATGTAGATGGCGGGAGCCTTTAGCTTTTTTCGTGCTTCCTTTAGGACTCCGATCACTTCTTCCAGAGCCGTCTCGCTTACCATCCATCCCCAAGCCTTGTGTCGGCTTATTAGACCTTCGGCCCCTTGTAAAACCTGTTTTAGAAGTCCAGTACCAGTCATTGTACCCGACACTCGCAAGACCTCTCTTGGCGAGAAACGCCTCCAGCCTGTTCTTGTCCTCCTTCGCCATTGCCCTTGTGTATTTCGTTTCATCGGGATGTCCGCTTATCCCGATCCTTGGCGGGTTGCTTTTTCCGAAGGGCTTGCTGTATTCCCTCGGCGGTAGGTTGTTCTCCTCCTCGGAGCCAAAGTACCAGTCGTCCAATATAGCAATCATTGATCAGCGGCCCCGCAAGGCGAATGACCTTGTTTCCAAGGAGAAGAGATTCGTTGTACTTCTCGCAGTCCCGCCAGTAACCAGCCGGATTCGTGTGCCGAGCAAACCTTCCAAGCCAGATACCTCCCTCAATCTCGATTGCCACCGAGCCTCTTGGCGAATCAGCGATGAAGAAGTCGTGCTTCCAGCGTCTCTTCGTGTGGAACTTGTGTTCCTCATCGAGCTTCGGGCCTCCGTTGGCTTTCCATAGCAGAAGAAATTTTTCCCTTGGTTTCATGGTTGGAAGAGAAAGGACGGGTGTTTAATGAACTTCGTCTGGAGCCATCCACCAGCACTATGCCCCGCCTTCCCTTTTTTATTTAGAAGCCCAAGTCATCATCGGCTTCATCCACCTTTGATGTGCTGGGATTCTTCGGCTTGTTGTCCACGCTAAGGGAAAGAAACGGCCCACGCTTGCCGACCTTCTTCCACCCTGCGAGCCGGAGGGGCTTCCCTCCGATGAGGATGTTGCCCTTGAAATCAGGGCTCTTTTCACTCTTCTTTTCTTTTTCTGGGAACAGGACTCCTGATCCCTCTCTGGGTTCGTATGCCATATATATGTGTCCTCGGTTATGTTTGCTTGTTACGCTTACTTGGCCGAGGCATCCTTGACCCGCTTGGCGAGACGCAGAAGGGCCACATAGACCTCCCAGTATCTCTTCCACTCGGATATTTGCTTGGTTTCATATTCACCTGTTTCCTTGTCGATTCTGACAAGGAGCAGGTGTTGAATGGGAAGCCTCCTGAAGTTCTCCTGCCAAAGCTCGGCATAAGCCGCCACCTGATAGGAGTATTCGGGCCACAACCCACTACTTGTTTTGAAGTCCACGAGGGTCAGTTCCTCGTGCTTATCAACTGCGATAAGATCAATGGTTCCGCCGAAGCGGTAACAATGTGACACAAGCTGTTTCTCAACGGCAATGGGGCGAAGCCCTGCCTGCGCCCACCATTCCCGATAGGCCTTGAATGCCGTCTGGGCAGACCTGACCAGAATCCCATCGCATTCGGATAGATCAGGCTCCCAGCCCATCAGGTCGCATTGGCAAAGGAAGTGGGCAATGGTTCCAATCTTGGCGGCATTGCCGGACTCAAGCCTCATGTCCTTGCCCTGCTTGCCTAACTTGTAAGCCCATCCCATCAGGGCTTCCTTGGGGATATACTTTAATGCCCTTGTGGTTCCATCCACCTCCGTCCCGCATTTGAGGAAGTATTTCTGATGGGGCTCGTCCAGAATCAGCTTAACAATACGATGCTCCTTCTGGGGCGGAACAAGGTCATAGCACTCAAGACGCTTGGTTATGAAGGGAGATAAGTCACCTATGGCAAACTTTGGGGTTTCGCCAACAATCTGAACCGCATCAGCCTTCCTCTGTTTCTTTATCCCTTTTGGCATATTATTCGAGCCTCTTACGCTTTCGAGGTCAGCCACTTCTTTATGGCCGGAGTCAGCTTGTTGATCTTGGAGGCCACCTCTTTCAGCACATTTTCAGGGAGCCGGAGCGGATCGCCCATCACATCTTCCTCGTCAAACTTGTAGCCCTTATACGACAGGAAATCCAAAAGCTGTTCAGCCTTATAGGATGAATTTGCAAGCATCCACTTCTCTATGATCTCGGCGGCTTCGCTGGCCTTGTAATCCGAGGAGGGTCTTTCCATCGGAATCACCTTGGAGCTGGAAACAGGCTCAGGCTTCGCCGTGATCCGGTTGCTTGCGTAGTTGCCATCATCATCCTCATCCTGAAATACGATCCCCACCATTCCCGAAAGGCTATACCTACGGGCATAGGTGATTTTTGAAGCGAGCTTCTGCGGGTCATCGGCAAGCTCTCCAAGCGGGTAAAATCCACGAATAAACTGGCCGGAAGAATGGATAATGGTTGTGACAAGATACTGGCCACATGGAACCTGAGTCACCGCTAGGCCGTTGGATGACAATGGTTCTTTGACCGCCTCCCACACATTTTCCAATGTCGCATACTTGCTTTTGAAATAGGGATTCTGGCTTCGCTTAACCACGGGAGTCAGCGAGGCCTGCACACCCCGAAGGGCTTTTCCAATTTCATTGATCTCGCCAGACTGCAACACCTCATGCGTTGCCATCGGCTCGATTGTTTTTAACTGCGGTTGATTCATGGTGGGTTCTCCTTGGTTGATGAGTTTTAGTTTAATCATTCTCCGAATCTACGGAGCGGGGTAGGACAGATTCAGTCCTCGGCTTGAAATTTTTTTTGCCATTCTTCATGGCTTGCTCAACCCAGCTTCGGTGGGTAAAACGGGAATTGCCCTTGGCCCTCTTCACCCCCATGCGCCACATCCACACCTTCGCACTCTCCGGCTTGATCCCCAGCATCCGAGCCACATCTTCCTTCGTCATCCACTCTGAACTCGGATTACTCATGTTGGGTGACGCAAGCTCTAGTGATTGCCTTTGCTTCTTACAACAAGAAAAAGACAGGCCAGAATAATAATTAGCTATTCTAATGGCCTTGGTATGCTTTTCTAATAGTATGTAATAAGCCTTGCTACCGAATGCTACTACTGCGTAGCTTGTAGCCATGAGCCCAAATCCAAAAACCAACCCTAATCCAGACTACTCCGGCATGGGATTCCGAGCCCCCAAGAAGAAAAAGGGGCCGATCTATGCGGAGAACATCGGATTCCGAGCCCCCAAGGAAACCAGAGAGCGTCTTGAATGGCTAACCAAGTGCCTCTCCTATTCGGCCAATCGGGTTGTCATCGAGGCGATTGATTCCATTTACAACATGATTCAGATGGGGGCCACCCACACGCCGGAGATTGTCCTTCGTGGAAGGGACTTGAAGAAATACGTCCAATGATCTCCGGCAGGCTAACCCTGCGGGGAAAGATATGGGCTCTTAGCTGGAACGAGGGTGGTAAGTGGCACATGAAGTCCACCCACATGAAGGCCGATGGCCCCAACCCACCGCCCAGAGCCTTAAGGATGCTGGCCGACCTGCAAGAGCGTCTTCTCTGCCAGAAAACAGGCGACCAATACACCCCAAAGCTCCTTGTTTCCGAGGCCTTCTTGGAATGGAGCGGCGAAGATAGGAAGATATCCAGCGAGGGGACTTGGAAGTTCCGCCAGTCCTTCGTACCCCGTTTCTTCGGGGAGGCGTTATTTGCAAAGATGGTGGGCCATGTCACCGAGGCGGACATCCTCGGTATCATCGCAAGGCTCAACGAGAGCGACATGGGCTATAAGACCAAGCGAACCATCTTCGGTTCCTGCGGGTCTTTCTGGGATTTCTGCAAAAAGAAGAACTACACCCAGACGCAGTTCTTCCACAAGATGAACCGCAAGAAGCTAAAGGGGGACATGGAGCCCCGCTTGGAGCGAAGGGCTTTGAGCGATGACGAGGCCGAAAGACTGTTTAAAGCCCTCTCGGAAAACAGGCTCAAGTGGCCCCTTACCTGCGCTATGATTGGCATTCACACCGGAGCCAGAATCTCCGAGGCCATCCAAGTCAGGCCCGAAACGCTCTCCTTCGGCAACACCAAGCTGGACGGCAAGGATGTCCCCTGCGTCAGGATTAAGGATCTTAAGCGTGGCGGGGTGGTAATGGAGAAGGTGATGAGTGATGAGCTTGAGCAGTACCTGAAGGGGCTTTCAGAAGACGGGTTCCCGCCATCCAATGTCAACAAACACAAGCTGGCCTATCACTTCCAGAACGCCGCCATCAAAGCCGGAATCCCCACGGCCACTTTCCATTGGCTCCGGCACACCTTGGCTTCACGCCTGCTGAAGCATGGCATTCCTGAGCGGATTGCCTCGGCCATCATCGGTCATACCGAAGCTGTCCATAAGGAATATGCCCATATCGAGAAGGGTCAGATGAAGGAAACCCTGACTTTGGTGAGTGTCGGGGAAATGTCAGGTTTTACCCCTAAAAATGGCTCCCTTATGTTACCACAAGTAGCAGGATGCAACCACAACGAGGCTGATTCTCTCTGTAAAGACCATCTAACAAGCACTTAGAAGCATTGCGTAAGTTTCTCCTAGATAATGACTTACACCGATACGACAACAACTTGTAAAAGTTGTGTTTGGGAATTGTTTTCTTAGCTTGCGAACAACTCAGATTCAGCCACCCGCCTAGCCTGAACGCCCTTGATGGGGCTCCTGCGGGCCATGCTTTTGATCAGGCCAGCGATGGGACGGACATTTCCACGCTGAAGAAGATCCCGAACCTCCTTCATCTCTACTCTGCTCTGCCCCTCAAGACTGGTTCCCCTGTTAAAGGTCAGGCTTACCAAGGCCGTCTTTTGCCGAGGGTTTAAGGAGTCGAAGTTGGGCCAAAGCTGGTAGGCCTTCATAATCCAGCGTGGTAGAGTCACCTTCATAAACTGCTTCATGGCCACCTCGTAGGGGATGTTCACGCTCACCACGCTCCGGTGCATCCTCTTGGCATTGTCTCCCTTTAGGCCTGCGACTGAGGCCAGCTTTTCAATATCCTCGCTGGGGATGAACCCCTGCCAATCTCGGCGGATATCCTCTGCGGTGTTGTAGCCAAGGTCATAGCCAACCCCGATGGTCAGGCCGGAGGCATCGTTAAGCGGAGAAAGCGGAGTAGTCAGGTACTTGTTGTAATACCTGATGGAGCCAACCTCAAAGAAGACGATCTTCTGAACCAGATCCTCCGGTGGAAGCCATCCGTGGTAGGTCGTATAGTTGGGCTTGTCTTTGGGTTTATCGCTCTTCTTGGCCTCCGGCTTCTTCTCCTCCGTCACCGGAACCACGATATTCTTGAACCACGATAAGCCCCTTGCGAGGCCGTCAGTCACCGATCTGCTCATTCATCCTCCTTTGTTGAAATTGACGCAAGCGACTGGCGAACCCATGTCCAGCCGCCTGCGAGGTGAATGGTTTGATCCACCCAACCTAAATCGTTTTGAATCTCAACAGCCTCGCTCATAGGTCGCCCAAGATCCTCCAACTGGAGCCAGTCCTTAAGTTGGCCTTGAAGTTACGAGCCTTGCAGTCCTTCGGCTTTGCCACCCAAAACATATCATCGTCAGCACCCCATAAAACAAAGACATCCACGCCCTGCTTATAGGACTTCTTTATCGTGCATCCCTTGGCCGTCATAAACCCATACCTGTTCCGGCGTGGATCTTTGCGCTCAGAGGTTTTGACTTGAATCCTGATAAACCTCCCCTTCTTTTCGGCCACCAAATCATATCCAGCAAAATCCTCCAGCGGGGCCAACACGGAATACCCAAGCCGGAAAAGGGCGGAGGCCACCCTCGATACGCCTACCGCCCCGATCTGCCTGTTGGACAATTTCACTTGGGTTCACGCCTCTTGTGTAGGCTTGTTACATCTTATCGTCAACACTCGAATTATATCTATCCAAGGCCTTAAGCATCAGTTCCTTCTGCCTTTCACGGTTGTCCCTGATCCTATTGAGGACAGCCTCGTTCTCGGTGCGCTTGTAGGCCTCCTGAAGTCTGCGCCTTTCGGAGCGAAGTTCCTTGAGGCGTTGCTCCGTGGACTTTATAAATCCAACCATTCTTAGTTCCGGCTGGGCATCCCGCCTGATTTCTATGGCCTTGGCTCTCTCGCCCTCCTTCTGGGCAATCTTCAACTCTTCGGAAATCTTTAGGACTTCGCTCCTCATCTCCTGATAGCGGGATATATCAACATAGCTTGGAACCCTTCCACTCAGCTTGCGATACATCGGGATCTCCCCGACAAGATCCTCCAGAGGAAGGTCGCCTTGAGCCGCCGCCATGCCCCTGAACGGCAACGTAACCAGTCTCTCGCCAAACTTGCCAACGGCCCCAGACAGAAACTCCACCGCATAATCCAAGGTTTCTGGGCTGACATCCACCGCTCCGGCCCTCGCCTTGCTTCCGCCCGTAATCTCGTTGATCTTCTCCGTCACCCATTTGCTGACGGGGCTCACATTGTTCCAATATCTCTGGGAATCCGGCGGAGGGGTTGGGTCAAACGGATTGGGAGTCGGCATAATCGGCCTGCCGGAGAAATCCATGTTGAGGGCAAGGTCGGTCAAGGGTGTCATAATGGTTGGGGAGACGGCTTGCAGAATATGGTATGAACCCCCGATTGGATTAAAGTTATCCACCGCCGCCATTGATAATCTGAATGCCGCCTTACTTGGCTTCATCCCGCCGCCCAAGATTTCCTTCGGCATGACGCTGGCCATAAGCTGTCCTGCGTAATCAAAGACGGAATATCCGTAGGGCATAGGAAACTTCACATACTCTCCCGTTCCCTGCCGGAGCGGGTTCATTAAAACGAAGTTCTGCCTGCGGGTGTATTCGGGAATCTTGTCGTAGAAAGGAACGCCAGTTTCATCCTCGCCTCCAAGGATGCGATTGAGGATGTCCCTGAAGAACCCGAAGGCCATCACCCCAAGCATGATCCTCTGGGCCTTCTTGCTTGTGGCTAGGGCTTGAATGATTCGGGCGGAGCCTTGGATGTTTGCGTTAAAGAAGAGATAGAAGGAATTAAGGAGCGGCCCTGCCGTTCCCTTGCGGGTGAAATTGACCGTGATGTTACGGGCCGCATAAGCAGACTGCTTGGGCGTGTAGCCACGCTCCCGAAGGGTGGCATAGGTGGCAAGACGGGTTGCGTTCTCAACGGCTGAGTTGGCCTTGCCCACAAAGTCCAAGGCCTTGCCAAACACCCTCGTTGCCGAGTTGCTTCCACCCCTAGCCACTTCCTTTTGGATCTGCTTCTGGAGGGTGGCAAAGTCCTTAAGGCCGAAGAAGGTCATCCTTCCGCCCTCCCGCTTAAACTCATTATAGAAGAGATCCATGCGGTTGTTTGCCTCCGGCGTTCCAAGCTCCGCTCTGAAGGTGGCCTTCAGGCTGGCTGGGATATTCTTAACCAGATCGGTTGCAAGCCCCTTGGCATCGTTCTGGTTGATGTTGACCAAAGCCGTCTGGAGATCCCTTGCGAAGTTGGAGATTATGAACTCAGGGCTGGCCTGCGTGTTGATGAAAGCAAAGTAGCGGTTCAGGGAGGCCAGTCTCTCCACAAACGAACCAAGGACGGGGCTGGCCCTGTTCTTCATAATATCGGCCAGCTTGGGATCGTTTATACGGAGGTAGTTCTCAACCCCGTCCGCCTTGTAGGAAATTATATTGGGCGCATTACGGAGGGTTTCATCCACGAATCTCCGGTAGATCGTCCCGTCATCCGTCTCGATGCCGTAGGTACGCATTAGCTCGCCCCTGCCAACTTTCTCAATCACACCGTTGTCTGGGTAGGCTTCGGCAAATCGGGCGGCTGTCTGCATGACTGCGTTCTTTTCGGCCCTGATGATGGAGTCGGTGGACTGCATGATGGCATAGGCCACCACATCCGTTGGCAGACTTTCCCGACCCTCCGCCCTCCTGATCTCCCTGCCCCTGACATCAAACCCTGTTCCTGTTCCCTCCATCCTCTCGAACTCAGTCCCGCCCTCCTTGCCACGAAGCGGCACATAATCCTGAAAGCGGGTGGTCAGGAGATCATAAGTCTCCCGATTGATCAGCCCTCCGGCAAGCCTGTCGGCCAAGGCCCGTCTGCTCATCTCCACAAGCCTCTGCCTTGCAGGCTCCATCCTTGCCCTGACATCCTCTGGGATCTCTGTCTCCAGAATGGACTTGATCTGGGCATCGGTCAGGCCGCTTCCACGTCCGGCAAGCTCAGGGGTTCTTTGGGCGATAAGCTGGTTGCGCTCCGTTCCGTGTTTGGCAATGGCATAGAGGTCGAAGATATCCCGACTGGGAACGAACTTCCTGTCCGATCCATCTGGGTTCTTCCGGCCCTTATAGTATTTATCCCCGATGGCCTTCACCCAAGGGAGGTTTGCCCCAATGTTTAAGGCAGATATCTCCTCAATCAGGGGCCGTGCCGTGTTCTCATCAAACTCGGTGAGCCGCTCACCAGTCCTTCCATGATAAAGCTCCTCGGCCTGCTTGATATTGACGGCATCGGGAAGCTCGAACTGGCCCTTGGTGATCCCCTTCTGGAGGTTCTCAACATCCACGAACTTGTCTTGAAACGTGCGGCGAAAATTATCTAGGTAAGGCTTGAGCTTCGCCCCAGCCGGAATCTTCGGCATAGGGTTGGGCTGGGGCTCCGGCGAGGCTGGTGGCTGTGTTGGAGGAGGAGATGGTGGCTCAATAGACGATGGTGGCTTGGATTCAGGCTGGGATATATTCTTAAACTGTTGGCCATCTATACGGGATTCCCCCGCCTTCTGGTCGAGCCTTTTCTGAACCTTTATGAAGTTTCTATCTATGCGCTTTATAGGCCTATCGTAATCGGTGGGATTTCTACTCATGTCCCAACGAGACCATAGTGGCTTTTTCCCGTATGCCTCCCCCTTGAGAATGTATTCGTAAATGTCGCTTAGAGACTCAATGTTTTTACGCTGAAATAACTTTTCAAAAACATTTTTAAGCCTTTGAAGTATTTTCTCAAACAACGGAACAAGTTTGGTCTGGCTTGTTTTCTCTGTAATTACCCATTCTGAAAAAGATTGGGCAAACCATTCTGATTCATTTTTTGCATAGTAATCAGCGTACCTATCAAGCCCACGGGCAGTTCCCTTTAAGAAAAATTCACTCCTGCCTTTTCTTGTGGTCTTTTTATACTCCGATGAAACAAGTTTTTTCTGATCTGAAGTCAATAAAGAATAATAACCAGCATGACCGTATTCATGCCAAAAAATATCAAGAAACTCAAAATCCCTGTCTTTAATACTAGTAAGACGAGCCCCCTGTCTTATTCCAAGAAAGGGCTTATTACCCTTGCTCGTAACCTGCCCAGTAATTGCATCTGGCTTTCCCTGAACTGGTTGAGTAACAACACCCCCTCGACCAGCAGGCCTCGCTCCCCTTGTGAGAGGGCCAACCTCAATTTGCTGAAGGTACTCATCATTTACATTATTATCGTAAATGGTGGCTAAGATAAGATCACGGGCTTCTGGAGTCATGGCATCAAAAGTGATCATAGTGGAAAGCCTGCTTGCAAATCTTCTATGTCCCTCTCCAATATCCGAGAAAGCCCTCTCAAGGTCTTTGGGTGATTCAAAACTGGTTAAAGCTGGTTGAGTAATTTCTTGGCTTGTTACACGCTCCTGAGCCGCAGGAGATTCAAGGGCTGGTTTTTTTGGCTCACGGATAAGAATTTGATCACCCTTAAACGCATAGCCGTCATCTATTGATCCATCTGGCTTGAGGAATAGCACACCGTCAAAGCCATCACGCTTAAGTCCAGCATCAGTTGTTTCAACCCATTGAGACCTTCCTACATTATCAGAGCTAAATGTCTTTGGATTTTTTATTACAACATTTAATTCCTTAACATCACCATCTGGTTGGTCTTGTTTATAAATTTCAGCAAAATTTCTATCTGCTGAAAACCATATCCTCCCATCCTTGAATTTATCAAATCTCTGAGTTGTTCCATGGAATACTGTAAGTGGATTCCCATCTTTATCAGAAACCTTTGTTTCTATGCCCGATCGGGGAGCCTGTTCCTCCGGCCTCTGGAACTCCGTGAAGGGCTGAAGCCCTTCCTGCTGGGGTTGGGCCTGAACTTCCGGCTGAACTTCAGCCTGTGGGCGGACATCCGGCTGAATGGATTCAGCCTGCATCCGAGCATCCGGCTGAATAGATTCAGCCTGTGGCTCGGTTGTAGCTACATCCTGATTTCTTCTGGCCTGACTTAATCCAAACCCGCCAATAACGCCTGACGCTATGGCTCCAACTGTTCCCCCGACCAAAGCCGCCTTGCCCGCCCCCTCCAGCACATCCTGTTCCGGCCTGTATTGGCCCTTGGCAATCAGGTTGCCCATCGTGGTTTGGAAGGCTTCCTGCAAGGCCTCGGTTCCGGCCTCAACTCCGGCCTCGATAAAGTAACGCCTGACATCCCTTGAAAACTTTCCAGCCGTGGCCTTGTCGATCTTCTCAATCCATTTCTCTGCGGGGAACACCTCGGATAAGCCAGTCACCCCGTTGAGGAATCCGGCGGTCAGAATCTCCTCCGGCTTGGCTCCGGCCTGACTTGCCCTCTGCGCCCCTTCTCCGGCCCCCAGCACCACTCCGGTTCCAGCCGCCACGGCCCTTGGGGCAACGCTGGCCGGAATCCCAGCCGCCCTCGCTATCGGCCCTCCGGCGACAATCGTACTGACCTGACCCAATCCTCCGGCCACTTCTGGAATGAAGGAGCCTTGGGCCTCTGGAATGGTTGGATAGAGTCTTTCTCCGGCCTGCTCCAAACCCCTTGCGATCCTTGCCCCTGCGGTGCTTTCAAAGTTATAGGGCTCGCCTTGGATCGGGATTCCAGCGGCGGATTCAACCAGCCCGTAGGTTCTGGCAATGGCCGCTGGGCCTGTGACAAGGGCTCCCTTGGCGAACCTACCGAGGCTTTCCCTTGCTACTGCCGATTGGGAAGGGGTGAGCTTTTCATCCGGAACAAGGTCAGGGGTGGAAGATTGAGGCTGTTGGTCTGAAACTATGTCGTCAAACAGGCCGGAAGGTTTCTCCTCCGCCTGAGTTCTGGCTTGGCCTACTGTCTCCTCACGAACCGGAGTCTGGGTAACTGTATCCTCACGAACTAGATCCGGCCCTGTTTCAGGCTCGGCTAGGATGTCGTCAAAAATACCGCCCGAAGAAGCCACGGGTTCCGGCTTCTTTTCCTCCTCTAGCAGGATGTCGTAAAAAAGGCCCACACCTTACGGGAGAACAACTCCGTATTGTGCCGCACGATCCTTAATCTTCTGCCTTTGTTCGGGAGTTCTGGCTTGGGACATGGCCTGCAAGGCCTGTTGCCGGATGGATTCCGTGTCGGCCTGTGGCTGGGCATTCTGGACAGGCATGGTTGCCTGCGCTGGCTGGGCCGGAGCGGAAATCTCAGGCTGGTTGGGGGAAAACATCATGCTTCCTCCGCTGGCAACATACTGGGAGTCACGCATGGCCTGATCTCCAGTAATGCTTGGAAGCATCGGATTATTGGCCTGATAGGTGGACATTCCGGTATTTATTGGTGCGTAGGATGGGATATTATCCTGCTGGGCCTGCCCACCAGCCTGCGTATATGGAACCTTAAAAGTCACCGTTTCCTTGATCGCCTCATCGTTCTGGTCATATCCGATGATGTTCTCCCGCCTGACTGTGGCCATACCCGTATCTCGCTGGGGTCTTAACCCGTTGGCGGCATCCACCAGATCCACGGCCTTCGCCTTGGCAATCCCAGCATCCACCATCTCGTATGGCAACATCGCCTCACGCAGATTCCTCATTTTCTCAAGGCTCTTGCTCCTGTTGCCCAATGCCTTGATCTCCACATTGAGTTTGTGCATTTCCATCGGGTCTTGGATCTGGGATAGGCTCTGCTCAAGTACGTTTTTCTGGAGATCGGTGTCGGAGATTTGCTGATCCAAGTCGGCCAAATCACGATAGCCCTGCTCAACCTTATATTTTTTATTGTCACGTTCAGCCCTATCCTGCTCGGCCCTTTGCTCGGCCCTCATCTGGGCGGCAAGCTGAAGTTCTGCATTGCGCTTGCGCTCCTCGTCCAACTGATCATTCCTTACGGCAGTATAAATAAGATTAGCTAGTCCCATATAATCTCCTTAGAAAAGTACGCCACCTATTCCCTGAATCCATTGAAGCGGACTTGTGTATGTGCTTGCCGCATAGCTCATCTGGGCCTGATATTGCCTCGTTTGGTTGTCATATACTCCTAATGCAAAGTCTGAACCAGTCTTTCCGGCATTCGGATTCAGCCCGATTCCCTGCGGAACGGGAGTCTGCATGAACGGGGCGGCCTGCTGTTGGAGCCCCTGAAGTTGCCCACCCTGACTTACAATCGGGCTCAGGCCAGCGAAAGTCTGCATATTGGCGAACCTCTGTTGGGTTGCCTGATTGTTCTGTGTGATGTTATTAAGAAGGTTTTGGTATCCCTGCTGGGCCATCTGGTTTTGATATTGGATGGCCATGTTCTGATTGGCGAAGTCCTGCTGGCGGGTCTGGTTCCTTGTGTTGACCGCATTGATCGAGTTCTGGTACTCCGTCAGCGACATGGCGTTATTGGCCCCAACCTGAGTTTTGTAGTTTTCGTAAGCCTGCTGAAGGGCTTGATTGTCGCCCATGATGGCCTTGTTGATGTTATCCAACTCGGTCTGCGAGGCCGCATTACGCTGGCCAATGGCCGCTATCTGATTCTCAAATTCCTTCTGGGCAAGATTGTTGTTCACGCCGAGGGCCGTGGAGTAGTTGATGTACCCCTGCTGGGCAAGTTGGTTTGCCTCCTGACGGATGGCCTTGGCCACATCAAACGAGCTTTGGCCGCTTTGCAGGTATCCAACGACATCGGATCGGGCCTGACGGGCTCTGTCGGTTTCGGCCCCGAATCGGGCAAGAATCTCCTCGGCCAGAGGGGCGTTGCCATAAGTATTTCCACGGGCCACCTGACCTCCCCTGACGGCATTGTTCAGCCTTCGTTCCTCTTCCGGTGTGAGCTTTCCTTGGTTGAATAATTGCTCGCCAAGTTGTCTTTCCACCTCGGCTCGCCCAAGGGCGGCAGATCCACCACCCTCAAACTCGCTTCCCAACGCAAATTGGGGGCCGTAGTTCTGGAGTCCGAACTGTGGGCCAGCACCAATGCGCTCCATTGTGGAGCCTGAACTTAGGTTCCCAAAAGTGGGGCCAGATCCGGTTCGGGTTAGGGTAGGCCCGTCTCCAGCCATCTCCAAGGATGGTGCATTGATGAAGTTCCTAAACTCAGGAAGATCATCAATCTTCTTAAATTCAGTACCAAGAGATTCCTTGGCGAGGTTTTCCCGAAGGTCAAAGCCTGTCGGATCAACCGCCCGAAGCTGTTCACGGGCCTGTTGGGCAAACTTTGTTCCGTACTCGCCCTGAAGATCCAAGAGATATTGGGCTGTGGCCTTTCCCTCCTCCTTCTGGAAGCTGGACATAGCCCTAGCCGCATCAATGTCTGACTTTCCAGCGAAATCAATAATCGCTTCCTGCTCGCTGATCTCCTTTGGAGTCTTGTATCTCTTCCCCTTGTCGTCAAAAAGCTGAACGTAGTATTTCTCCGTTTGCCCTGTCGTTGCCTGAGATTCTGGGATTTCCTTGCCATCAAGGTAATACTTTCCCTTCTTTATAGTTACACCTTCAGCCAGTAACGGACGGGTTCTTTCCTCAACTCCAAAAAGAAATGCCTTTCCGCCAGTTCTGGCCGCATTCTCAATTTCCTTGCGAGATCCGAGCGTTTGAACATCGGCAATGACTCCCGCCCGATTGGCGGCGGCATAGTCAGGCGGGGGAGGCGGGGATGGGGGCGAGCCTCCGTATCTGACGTTTGAAATCCAGAAAAGGCCCGTGAAATCATGAGCCTGCTTGGGGTTGGATAGTCTTAGTTCGAGAAACATTGCTTACTTCCTCCATGTAATTCTGAACGCCGACATGACAAGGCATTCATTCGGTCAAACATTTTAATAGTGTAAGTTCTTATCTTTCCGTCCTTTAATCCACGCCGATAGGCTACCAATGGCCGTCTTCCATATTTTTGCCAAAGAAGACTAAACAGGCTAGATATTGCAACTCCCTTGTCCGCAACAACTAACTCTACCCAGTTCCACGCCCCATCGGGGTCATGCTTATAGGGCTCAAGGCCGTCCTTGGCCTGCCTTAAAAATCTAACGCAAGCCACTCCCCTGATCTGGTTGTCCTCCGTGGCAATCCCGCAAAGCTCTTTGTCCATATACCATTGGATGATATTCGTGGTCTTGGGGATATCCTCCCATCCGTCCATCCTTTGCGACACCCACTCCGCCGCCATGCTGGCCGTAACGGTCATAGCTCCTCCGGTACAAAGGCATTCAGGAATGCGCTTACAATCACATACTGGAGATTCAGCTTCCCAGAGGAGCTTTCCACCACGACCTGAAATCCCCTTGATGGGTTGACCCCAGAAAGGCTTCTTGCCCTTCTGCGGTTCTGCTGGTTTCTAATGATTGCGCTTGAGTCTAAAACAAAAGGCAGAACCAAGGCTCCGAGTGATCCCGTGGATGAGTCTATGCTTTGAAATGAAGCAATCGTATCTCCCTCGTCATTGACGATAAAAACTGAGCAGGTAGCCCTAGAGGCATAGAACTGAACCTCAAGATTGTTGAGGCTTTTATAGGACATGGGCTCTCCCCAAGTAAACTCCCTCGTAGTGATGGAGGTTGGTATATTGGCCCCAGAGTCCTGATAGTCTGAATCCACCTCGTTCTCATCCTTCACCCATTCACGCCATTGGAGTACCCGACCATCAGGAGTGGCCAAGGCAAGCAGGTTGGACGGCGTGTTGGTATATGAGCTAAACACAGAAGCCTTGAAATCGCCCGTCCACTTGCCAGACCAAGACTTGTGGATAGTATTATAGCAAATTGAGGAATTTGAGTTTACGGAGCTTGCGGTTGGAATAGACAGAATGTAACGATTATCCCAATATGCACCCGCTGACTTTGAGATTGCCGCCTGATTTATCTCCCTAATTGTGGAGTCAATCGCCTTGGAGATTGGCTCGCTAATCTCCTGCTCAGTACCAGCCAAGGTTCTCTGCATTGTCCTGACACCATCCCTAGCCAGCCAGTAAAGATTGGCTCCGACTTGGGCTATGGATCTGGGGGCAATGCAACCGACCTCCCTGCTGATCCTTTGAACAATCCATTGGGAAATAGTCTTGGTTGGGTCTGTTTCAATGACATAGGTGGAGTTTTCCTTGAAAACCACCAGCCTGAACCCAGTCCAGCTTTGCATCGCCACGATTGGCTCCCCATCCCCGCCGACCCTGAATGAATCCACGGCAGACCAAGCGGACGTTCCTTCGGCTGACAGGATATCGCTCACATAGATCGTGTCCTGCTCCGCCGTCCTGACGGCAAGAAGCCGCTCCGTGTGGGATGTCAGGAGCTTGACTCCGGTTGGGGCATTTGCCGCCGATGGAATGGAATTTACCGCAGTACCGTTGAATGACTTGAGGGTGCTGGTTCCATCGCAGAAATAGAGCTTGTCGGATAGCTGGGCAAAATAAACCGAATCATCGGAGGCATTGGTAAGGTAGGAAGATCCCTCTTGAGCCCATGATCCGCTTCCAGCCACCCCGTTGTAATAGAAAATCTTCCGATTCTTGCAGATAACAAGCTGGTTGACAGTTCCGGTGTCGAAGTAGGTCATCCCCTGAATGTTTGCCGTTCCCTCGGGTACTGCGCTTCCAGCAAGATCCGCAGTTCCACGTCGAGTCACGGCATTGCCGATCCTGTCAATATCCACGTTGATCAACTCAACGCTCTGGGTCGGTTCAAGGAGCTTGGATGACGTTATGTTATTTACGCCTCCGATAAAGGAATTGGTCTGCTCGAAAAGGAGCGGATCGTCCAGCCCCTCGTTTGAGAGAATGGGCATGGTATTAACCCAAGCCTAGAAAGCTCGGCCCCGAATAAGGATAAGAGGTGGTGTCCCAGTCGTCCCTACTCCACTCTCCTGAATCCACCGCAAGCACCTGAAGATTGTTGGCACTCTGGTTCTTTTCCACCCCAACCGCCACCTTGGTCTGGGCCACGGCCTCGGCCTGCATGATCTGGGCCTTAGAATACTGACGCTCTCTGGTAAGCATATCGGCCTCCGCAAATGCAAGCAGGGCGTTATCAAGATTGGAGATTGCTGGCTTATCCAGAATCTCGGTCAAATTTCGGATCTGGAACTGGTTACTACCATCAATAATCCTAAGCTTGACCTTGCCAAGGATGGTCAGGGTTTTGGTCTGGTTTGGCTTCTGCACAAGCCTGATCCTTGCCGACCCAGATGGTGTTTTAGGAAGCGTGATAAAAGCCAGAGGGGTTCCAGAATTGTCAAATAGGGTTGGGTCAATGGCAAAGACCTGCTCATGTGCAACTGGGCCAAGCGTGGTGTCAGACCACCGAACAGCGACTATTTGATCTATGGAGGAATCATCTAGAGTGACATCCTGAGTTTCGGCGGGAACCGATTGGGATGATGTTACCAATGTTTCCCTCCAAAGCTGGGAGTTCCAGACAAGCTCATATCTCCTTGCCAGAAATTCCCTGCACTTTGAAACCGAGTCGGAGTCGGTTCTCCCTATTTTTGCCGTCACAAAAGAACTCATGTCCTGAAGCGTCATGTTATTTTCTCCCATTCTTGTTTTTCTTCATTCCAATAGCATTCCCCATCGCTGGGCATGGGAATTGGAGACTCCCAAACGCAAGTCTCGTTATTCAAAACCCAGCTTGGGTAGGGCTTTGGCGGAATAAATGCGTCCATCGTGCTGTCATATTTATGCCCAATCCCAGCATAGTTTTTCCTGAAATTCCTATTGTATGAAGTTTGAATCCAGTTGCCTCCAAGCAGATTTGAGCAAAAATTTCTCCCAATAGCCTCAGACTCATTTCCAGACTCGTCCAGTATATCGCTATTATTAACAACGATAACCCTAGTTACGACTCCCTTCTGATCTATTTCAGCAAAATGAGCCATGTTAGTTTAGTGGATATCGTATGATTACGATACCTGATCCTCCGCTTCCAGACGTATAGTGTGTACTGCTATAGGTTCCCCCTCCCCCGCCCCCTCCTCCAGTATTTGCGGTTCCACTTGTTGCATTTATTCCTCCACCAGAGTATCCGCCTCCTGCTCCCCCGCCGCCAGAGCCTCCCGTCCCATAGTCGGTTTCAGCATTGACCCCACCGCCGCCGCCACCGCTATAATAAGTGGAAGATCCGGATATATTATACGCTAGGCCAATGCCACCGTTCCCTCCTTTTGGGTTTGAGCTTGCTGAAACACTTTCACCAGCCGCACCCATACCACCACCGCCTGCGCCTTTGCTTAAGTTGCCTGTTTTAGATCCACCGGAAAATCCCTGAGATCCTGCCCCTCCGGTTCGGGTTGTTGTATTAGAAGAGCCGCTACCCCCTCCGCCGCCGCCGCATCCTCCCCCAACCCCATTGGTGTTTGTCTCTCCGCCGCCACCCCCTCCGGTTCCAACCGACAAGACACCAAATGAAGAATTACTGCCATTACCCCCGCTCCCTACTGAGGCATTCCCGCCAGACCCTCCGCCGCCGATTGTTATAGTGTAA